TTATATCCTCGTTGTTAATGAAACATTTCTCTGGTGTCCCACCTATCTTTTCGGCCACTTCTTGTATGATTCCATCTTTCATTTTTAACTTCATTTTAAATGCACCTTTTGCGTCTTCACGCTTATCGGCAAACGTCCTTAAAACTCTATCCGAAAGACGTTCTTCTCCATGTAAGCCGTATAAATACTTAGAAGATACTTTTACAACTTTCTGAAACTCCCTCAACTCATTACAATTGTTAATGGTTTCTTCTAAAGGAATTCCGTGTACAAAATAATTTACTAAAGCCTTATTCACGATAGGAAGATCATAATCTAAATCCTTTAATTTTTTCACCCAAGCACCTTTACTTTTCCATCTTGGCTTACCTTCGTCATCGTATAGTTTTTCTGGAATGAGAATATAATTGTTAACGTCCTTCTGATAAATCTTCTTAAACTCATCCCACTCTAAATCTAATCGAACCCTCTTCTCCCATTGAGCAGCAATCTCTTTAACTCTCTCAGCCATTTCATAATTTTCAACTTTCATAAAAATGCCGTCTGTGTTTGATTGAATGAGTTCACAATAAGGTTCAATTTTTTCAATCAAGTCAATCAGAAGAAGTTGGCCTGAAATACAAATGCTGTTACTCATTAACGGGTCGTATAATGCGTTGAATTGATCTTTAAACGTACCGAAAGTTGCATTGAGCACAATCTTAAGTGGTTGCTCTTTCGGGTTCTTTTCGGCTTTTAAACGTAACCGTTCATCTCTTATTTGTCTATACTTTTCAACACTTAATACATTTCTACTCATTAACTCGTATTCAATGATTAAGGCAGGATACATTGATTTTATGTCTGCACATAGTATAATTCCTTCAGCAGAATATCTATCTCTACTACCGTGAATTCCTCCATATCCGAGTACGTGTGGAACACCTGCAATATCAACTTCTAATTGACGTTTCCTGCCCTTTTCGTTTTTATAAGATTTATTTTCTTCATTCTCATACCATTCTTTTATATGACTATACTTTTCCAATACTAATGTGTCGGGGAAAATGAAATCAAATTCATCTCCCCTATTTTCATGCTTTGTGGCCTCAAGAATATGAGCAGATAATTGAGCTTTTGTTTTCGAGAATTGTGTCATATCCAAGTTAAAGGTTTCAATTAATTGAAGTTGACTATCGAATTCTTCACGCTTTGCATCAAAAACTTTGATGGTTTCTCGCACGTCATTGACGCAATATAAAATTGTCTCCTTTATTTCTTCTTCTGTTAATGGTCTATCTAAATCAAAGGGTACAGTTGATTCCTTAATTCTGCTCCCCATAAATGCCTCCAAAGTTTTCAAACCAACCGGAGGATTAGGCATAATGTCAAAGTTGTTGAATGGTAATTTATAACCTTGCCTAACAACTTCAAATCCCTTCTTATCTTCAAGAATTAACTTATCATTTATGTATCCTGCATCCATTCCTAGAATCAAACCTTTAAGAATGAATTGATCATAGTTCCTACAGTTGAAGCCAATGAAGATATCATCTTTAAATTTATTATAAAACTTAGTTAATTCATCTTCATTGTTAATAATTACTTTCCCTTTGCCCGATTTATAATCAATAAAAACGACAAGCCAAAAACTTCTCCCTGTTTCGGGGTCTTTAGATTTACTAAAAACCTCGAAATCGTAAAAGAATAATCTTGGCTCTCTTTTAACATCACTCATACAAATGACCCTTTCCTAGTCTTTCTAAGCATAGTTTCCTAAATCCGCATAGATTTTTACAAAAGAAATCAGTTTCAGGATTGTAACCTGTGTACCAATAAGCCATATCTGTTTTGTCTAGTTTGTTGATTTCCTTTACTGTTTCTGTTACGTAACTTCTAACTTCATCAACTGCTTCTTGTGTATAATCCACATTAACAATTCCATCGTCATATTCTTCAAACAAGTCCAATTTATTTCTTTCAAACAATTTACCTTTTTTCAACACATATTTCAGCATATTAAACTGTAAATTGATATTATAGTCAGGATATTTTTCACCTAATGCAATTGCATAGATTATTAGCTGCCTAGACTTCTTCTGCAAATCTTTCTTCGCAAACTTTGTACTAGTTTTTAAGTCAATTATGTATATTTCATTTCCGATTCTGTACCATAAATCTATGTAACCCCTAAGGATAACATCATTAATATTAACCTCAAAGTAATCTTCAATTCTGATAGTTGGATTGTCTACTGGATTATAATTTTCTAGAAAATGAGAAACACAGGAAACATAGTTATTTCGTACATTCTCACTCATCCAAGGTAGATCAAGCATTTCTGCATCATCAATCGCAGAGATAAACTTATCAACTGCCTCTTGATTAGTTATTTGTTTTTGAATCATTGCCTGTGTTAATTCATGAACTATTGTTCCGGTATAGGAATATATATTTTCGCCACCCCTATTTCCCATAATATAAGTGTAGTAATAGGCTCTTTTACAGTTATGAAACGAATCTAACCTAGAAAAACTGTACTTAATTTCACTCATTTATTCATCCCCATTCAACATGATTTCTAATTAATTCATTGAATCCTTCTTTTCCTACATCAGAAGGTGAATTTTTACTGTCCTTCATCAAAATTTCATTGTTTTTGTCTAAAACATATCCTACTTGAATGTCAGAGAATCGAAGTAGGACTTTTATTTTATTTATTTGGTTAATTATTATTGATTTATCCAACCCTTCATCAAAACAAAAGATAATCCTCTTAGGGTTAAGCCATGATAACATTTTGATTTGTTGAGTATGTATTGAGTTTCCTCCAAGTGCTACCCCCGTAAAAATATCCATTGAATCAAGTTGCATTGTAAACTTGGAACTTTCACCAACATAAATCTCTTCAGCACCTTGTAAATGTGTGTAATTTGTATGATAGCCGAATAACGCCTGACTTTTCGGGAATGGAATTAGTGGATACCACTTAGGAGTTTCATCTTTCTTGTGATCACCCATATAACGACCTTCAATTCCTATAATATCCCCCTCAAACGAGAACCACGGTACGGTGATTCTAGATGAATGATGACAAACTCCAGTTCTAAACTTTTGTTGAGTGCTGAAATTAATACCATCTCTTAGGAATAGAGTATTATATTTGTTCACGAAATCCTTTATACAATCCTCATCGTATGTTTTTAGCTCAATTGCACCTTTGTTTCTCAATTTAATATTGTCGTAGAATCCTCCGAATATCTTTTTCCCTTTATTAAATTCAATATAGGAAACTCCCAATTCACCTTTTACAACTTGGATAATATTCTTTAACTCTACTTTTTTACATTTCATAATGATACTGAATAAATCACCATGAACATCTCTTGCAAAATCGTTTGCAGTTAAATTATCATTTAATTTAATACGAATTGAAGTAGCGTTTCCATCTTCATCAATCCCACATCTAACTTCTTTCTCTCTTACATCAATATTGTGGAATTGATATTTTTTCAAAATGTTTTTTATCTGATGTGGATTATTTCTTAGTTTTTTCTTCAATTCCAACATAGGCTAACTTCCTAACGTAAAAAATCAATTCTTGAAGGTGTACAATAACCTAGTTCGTGCCATACGTTAATGTGTCCATCATATTTGTAAAGAACAGCTACAGAATCTTCATCATTACGTGTTTTGTCTACGAACATGATTCTAAATTGACCTCCTAATGTATGATCAATTTCAAAATAATCCTTTTTCCATTTACCATTACTGTCTTTCTTTAAACGATAAGGATTTACGTAACTCTTACTTGTCTTGTCTAACTCAATTTCATTAACACATTTACGCATTAAGAAAATCTCCGAACATACCTCTTTCGTTTGTTTACTACTGGATAAAGTTTGAGAAGTTAACCATGATGTTTTTTCAAGATAAGTCGCTAACTGAGCAGTAATAATCTGTGGTACATTATATTTTGAAGCGAATTGGAATAATGCTTTTGAATCTTCAACCATTGATCCTCTAGCTACTCCCATATCAGAAGCATCTTGAGCCTTGAAAGTATCATACAAGAATGATGAATAACCATGATTAAGATGAAGTCTTTTTTGCTCTCTTACAATGTCTCGAACATTATAATCAAACGTCTTGATAAACTTGATATTGTGTTTGTAATGAGTGTTGATATATGCTTTTGCCAACTTAATCATTCTTCTATCTTCGTCAGTAAATTGACCGCCTTTAATTTTCTTTCTGGTCAAGTTGTAATACTTAAAGTGATGCACGAGAGTATGTACCATTATCAATATTTGCCACGCTATTTTACGCTGCTCATTTGCTGTAATACAAACTTGTTCGCCTCTGTAAACCATTGGCATGACATAATTCGAAAATGCAAACGATGTTTTACCTGTACCAGAGAACCCTCCAACAAGTGTTAATTCCCCTTTATTTACACCCATTGAGATATTTGAAAGGATTGGCGAAGCGAAAATAGTTGAATTATCTTTCTGTGAATATCCTGCAATGTCAAAAGGGATACCCATTAACATTCCACTTTCTAACTTTTCTTCAAAGTCATCTTCAATATCTAAATCACTTATTTCCATATCGTTTGATCTGACTTGAATTCCTATTGAGGATATTCTTGATTCGAAATATTGAAGTGCCTCAGCAGCAGTCATTTTTCTTAATAATTTGATTGGAACAACAGATTTTCCGTTTATCTGCACTTCCCTCAGTAAGTTGAATCCATCTTCATGTAACTTTAATAAGATATTTTCTCGGTTAAGAATGTCCACGTACTGCTCAACGTTACTGGAATTTATCATTTCCATAGGGTTATAAACTGCATCATAACCGCCTCTTTCATCAAATCCAGCAGATAAGACTTCATTATCGTTCAAGTATGTAATAACAGATACTTCATCGAATACTTTATACAACTTACTTAAATGCTGTCCTAGTGAAAAATAAAATCTAGCATCTTCAGTTAGAAAATGTTCAGTGGTGATTTCTTTATACTCTTTGTAGAGATTCGGGTCTTTCCAGAAACTAAATACCGTGTTCCCTTCTATTCCTAACCTCCCATCGAGCAATTCCTTGGGATACTTTTCTTTAACTCCTACAACAAAGTCACTCATAATATTCCTCCGTTAATATTCATCCACAAAGTCTGTAAATGATTTCTTTTTAACTGGTGTGTATTTTACTTCTTCAATTACATCTACATATACATTTGTGTCTTGCTTTTTCTCTACAAAATCTCCTATTGAATTTTTTATTATTGCGGTAAAGTACCGTATTTTTCCGTATTCACTGGTGAAGTCCTTATTCATAAATGTATAAATATCATGAAGATTGGACTCCATATATTTTAGTATTTTTGTATAAGTATGAATCTTAGCAATTTCACTAAGGTCTTTCATAAGGATTGTATTTGTTGTCTTTCCGATAATTTCAAAGGCTAAGTCAATCACCTTAAATCGACTTTCATTTTCAGTATTAAACCCTACAAATTCGTCAACGTTACAGTAGTATTGATTTTTGTCTTTTACAACAACTCGATAAGCAGTATCACGATCAATTTTATTTTTACAAATTTTACATTTAACTAACAAAACAATCTCCCCCTTGATTAAAACTAAAGAGGAGAGATTGCTCCCTCCCCTATTCACTTATAGGATTGCTAAAATATCCACGAACATTTGAGTTGGTTTAGTTTCATCTAACTTAGCAGAATCATATTTTG